GAGCAGGTCGCACAATTAAAGCTGCTGCATCATTAGAGCAAGCTGCTGAAATGTATGCAAAAGAGCCAATGCCACAAATGGTGTTAAAGTCAAATGGCACAAATTTAACTCCAGAGCGAATTACAAAGTTATTAGAATCTTGGAAGATATCAAGATCAACAAGATCAACTGCATTCTTAAATGCCGATGTTGAATTACAGGCTTTAGGATTTGATCCGGCTAAATTACAATTAAATGAAGCTCGCCAATACCTTGCTTTAGAAATTGCAAGAGCATCTGGTATTCCAGCATCATTTGTATCTGCTGAAACTACCAGCATGACTTATTCAAACATGACAGCCGAAAGAAAAGCACTTATTGATTTCTCATTACGACCAATTCTTACTGCAATTGAGCAAAGACTATCTCAAGCCGATTTCTGCCCTAACGGAATTGAAACTCGATTTGACATTGATGATTTCTTGCGTGGCTCAGCATTAGAGCGAGCGCAAGTCTATGAAATCCTAAACCGCATTGGCGCGATGAGCGTTGAGCAAATCCAAGAGGAAGAAGATCTAATACGATGAAAATTAATTTCCCAATAGAGATAACTGCTGCTGATACAAACAAGCGCACAATCTCAGGAAAGATCGTTACATGGGATGAGCAAGGATCAACAAGTGCAGGATTAACTGTATTTGAAAAAGATTCAATTGATTTCTCAAAGCCAGTTAAATTATTACTTGAGCACGAAAGAACTAAGCCACTTGGAAAACTTGTTGACATAACTGCAACAGATACAGGTTTAGAGGCTACCTTCCGTCTGGCCAAAACTTTTTCTGCGGATGACGCTTTGGAAGAGGCCGCAACTGGATTACGCGACGGATTTTCTGTCGGAGTTAAAATTAATGAATGGAAAAATGAGGAAGGCGTGCTAAGAATTAAATCCAGCACACTTCAAGAAGTTTCACTTGTTACAGATCCAGCAATAGACAGCGCGAGAGTGGCTGAAGTTGCAGCTAGTGAAACACAAGAGAATTCCGAAGCAGCCGCTGAGGATACAACAACAGAGGAGAACAAAGTGTCAGAGATTAATTCTGAAGCTCCTATCGCGACCGAAGCGGTAGAAGCGGCACAAGCTCCAGTTGTAACTGCTCAATACATGGCATACACAAAGCCACGCGTTGACACAAATGTTACAGCAGGACAGTATCTAAATGCACAAATCAAAGCACTAGGTGGCGACACCGATGCTCGCGATTTAGTAGCAGCATTACAAATTGCAACTGTTTCTGAGAATACAGGAATGGTTCCACCTAACTACCTACGCGATGTTATCGGAGTTATCGATTCATCTCGTCCATTTATTGATTCAATCGAGCGCGCTCCACTTCCAGCATCAGGAATGAAAATTTTCACTCCAAAGCTAGGAACTCAAGCGACTGTTGCTCAAACTGCTGAGGGTGTTGAGTTTTCATCAACTGACACAGTTGTAACTTTCCAAGAAGACAACATTGTTAAGTTTGCCGGTGCAAATGTAGTAAATGTTGAACTGTTTGATCGTTCAGACCCATCTTTTGCTGATCTATTAGTTCGTGAGTTAGCAGCATCTTATGCACAAAAGACAGATGCTTATGCAGCAAACATTGCAGCACAAAACTCAATTGGTTCAACTGGATCATCTATTTACAAATCCATTGTTGATGGAATTGCAGATTCTTACGGAGTAATGCGCTTTACACCAAACAACCTATTGGTTGCTCCATCAGGTGGAGAGGATGGCATCGATTTCGCTGGATTACTTGGCGAGGTTGCAGATGGTCGTCCACTATTCGCAGCAGCAGCTCCACAGAATGCAGCTGGCTTGGTAACACAGGGTTCAACAAATGGAACAATCGCAGGATTGAACTTAGTTGTCGATCCTAACTACACAGGCAACAACGCAGGTGCTAAGTATGGATTAGTTTATCCATCAGCAGCTATGCGATTCCATGAGAGTGGCACAATTGAACTTCGTGCTAACTTGGTTGCTAATGGTCGCATCGAAATCGGTCTATATGGTTATGTAGCCGTAGTAAACCGCTTCCCAACTGCATTCCGTTACCTAGAAGTAGCTTAATTTAACTGAGTGCCTGGGGTTGCTCCCGATCTCAGGCATCCATTAATGGGAGTAAGGAGATGACATGCCAAGTATAATTACAGCCACCGAGTTGAGATCTGTGCTTGGTGTGTCATCATCCTTGTATAACGATGCTTATTTAGACGGAATTATTGACACAGCAGAAAACACTATTCTGCCAATGTTAGTTACATTTAAGAGCGCAGTTCAAAAAACAGTTTTACAAGATAATGTTGCCACATTTACAACAGTTGGCGTGCATGAATTTACCGAAGGCCAATCGGTAGTTATTGCTGGTTGCTTGAGTCCATATAATGGAACTCGCACAGTATTAGCAGATAATCTTGGCGACTATACTTTTTCAGCTAGTATTACAAACGCAGATATTATTGAAGCAAATGTCATTCCAAGCGGAAGTGCCACATTAACAGGCGCATCAACTTATGTTGGAAATCAATCAGTTAAATCAGCAGTACTTGTCATTTCAGTTGAAGTATTTCAATCAAGAGTTGCAGCAGGTGGACAAATAGAAGGCGTTGACTTTACAGCGACACCTTACAGAATGGGTCGCAGTTTATACTCACGCGTAATTGGAATTCTCGGGCCTTATGTAGATGTTGAAGGTATCTGTCAATAATGCCTAACCAAACAATCCTTGAACAGGTTCGCACACCTTTAGCAACTGCATTATCTAGCGTTGCCGGTAATGTTTATTCATTTGTGCCTGAAACAGTAATCCCGCCAGCTGTTGTAGTTGTGCCGGATTCACCATACCTAGAATTCGAAACAATCAGCAAATCAAACATTCGCGCTAAGGTCAATATGACCATCACAGTTGCAGTTGCCTATAATAGCAATCCTGCATCACTCGACAATATCGAGCAGTTAGTAATTAGTGTTCTGGCAGTTATTCCAGCAGGCTACATTGTCAGTTCGGTTGAAAGACCAACAGTTACACAAGTAGGAGCATCAACTTTGCTTATTGCAGATGTTAGAGTTAGCACCTATTACCAGAGAACAATCTAAGGAGAAAAATGCCAACGACAGTTATTACCGGTCGAGATATTACCTTCACTATTGGCGGTAATAATTTCGATGCACAAGCAACAACTGCAACACTTACTGGTGAGATGGATCGCCAGACATATCAGACACTAGACGGAAAAGTCTTCAAGGTAACTGATAACAATTTCACATTTGAAGTTGAAATGTTAGCCGACTGGGGCGCAACTGGATCTCTATGCGAGATTCTATGGGGCGTTGCAGAGTCAGCACCAGATACAGCAATTAACACAGTTTTTACAGCTACTTCAGGCGCGGTCTTTACTTTCCAAGTATTGCCAATGTGGCCTTCAGCTGGTGGAACTGCACCAGATGCTCAAACTGTATCTTTATCATTCCAAGTTATCGGAGTGCCAGCAGAAACCTTTTAATCAATAAACAAACGGGAGCAAACAATGAAGTTACCAATTACAATTGAATATAACTCAGGTGAGCAAGCAACTTATATTGCCCAACCACCTGAGTGGGCTAAATGGGAAAAGCAAACTGGTCATACCATAAGCCAAGCAAAAGAAAAACTTGGTATGTGGGATCTAATGTTTTTAGCATACAACGCACACAAGCGCGAAGCTGCTGGAAAGCCAGTTAAACCATTTGATGCTTGGATGGAAACAGTCGGCGATGTAATAGTCGGTGATGCAAACCCAAAAGTCATCCAGCAGGAAGCCTAAACAGATTATTGGTTGAGTTGGCACTAGCCACACAAATTCCAATGAGCGAATGGGTTGATTCAGACGACATTTTAACAGCTATCGAAGTATTGGAGCAGAGGTATGGCAAGTGAAACAATCGCCTACAATAAAAAAGACCTGCGCGATATTTACAAGGCTTTTAAACTTATGGATGACCAAGCTACTGACGAAGCACGCCGTCAATCTGCTGCTCTGGCGTATTTTGCATCTGAAGAAATTAAACAAGCAGCTGGACAAAGAACAAAGGCTGGCAAAGTTGCGCAGAGAGTCGCGGATGGCGTTAGCATCTCTAAGTCAAGCAAGATCGGTGAATTCAGTTATGGATTCGCACGCCAGAAATTTTCAGGTGGTGCTACTACGCAAACCCTATGGGGTGGTATTGAGTTTGGTTCAAATAAATTCAAACAGTTCCCTGCATATTCTGGGCGGTCAGGTCGTGGATCTCGCGGATGGTTCATTTATCCAACCCTTCGCAGAATTCAGCCTGAATTGATTAACAAGTGGGAAGAAAGTTTTAATCGCATCATTAAGGAATGGGTCTAATGGCAACCGGTAATAGAACTTTAAAGTTATCAATCCTCGCCGATGTTGATGATCTAAAAAAGAAGTTAGGCGAAGCCGACAAGGCTGTCGAAACTAACTCAAGTCGAATTGCAGATTTTGGAAAAAAGGCTGCTGCTGCATTTGCGGTCGCTGCTGCTGCTGCCGTTGCCTATGCTAGCAAATTAGCCATTGATGGGGTCAAGAGTGCGATAGAGGATGAGCAGGCACAGTTAAGGTTAGCCAATGCTCTAAGACAAGCCACAGGGGCAACAGATGCCCAAATAGCGGCAACTGAGGACATGATCCTTAAGACTAGCCTTGCAACTGGTGTTGCCGACGATCAATTAAGACCGGCATTACAGAGATTAGCAGTATCTACAAAAGATACAGGAGAAGCTCAAAAATTATTAACCCTTGCTTTAGATATTAGCGCAGCATCAGGTAAAGATTTAGAAACTGTTACAAATGCTTTAGGTAGAGCACAGGATGGAAATGTTACTTCATTAGGTCGATTAGGTCTTGGCTTATCAAAGGCTGAATTATCGACTTTAACATTTACTGAGGTTCAACAAAAACTTGCTGATCTTTATGGTGGCGCAGCAGCTACAAATGCCGAAACCTTTCAAGGAAAGATCGATCGCCTAAAAGTAGGATTTGATGAAGCTAAAGAATCACTTGGCACAGCATTACTTCCAACAGTTGAGCAGTTTATTACATTCTTAAATGAAACCGGCATCCCAAGCCTAAATGCTTTTATTGCAGGACTAACTGGAGCAAATGGATTAAATCAAGGATTTACCGAAACTCAAAGAAATGCAGAATCTTTTGGTAGAGCAATTGGTGTTGTGGCTGGAATTATTTCAGGATTTATTACATTCTTGCGTGAGGCAATTGGCTTAGTCGTATCTTTAGCCAATGAATTGATTAGAGTTGTAAATATCATTCCGGGGGTTAATTTGGGTGCATTACCTAATCCAGCTCCTTCAGCAGGTAAATCATCATTACCTAAAGTTCCTAGTTCAACCGGTAATTTTGGCGGTGGCGGTATGGGTCAGATCAATAACATTACAGTAAATGCAATTGATGGCGAAGGTGCTGCAAGAGCTGTTGCTAAAACATTAAATGCTCAATCTGCTAGAAGTGTCAGCGCATTAAGGGATAGATAATGTCAGCATTTACGCCAGACTGGAAATTAACTGTCGGTGGGGTTGATTATACTAACATAGCAATATCAGATGTTCAGCATCAATCAGGGCGCACAGACATTTACGAACAGGCACTCCCTTCATATTGCTCAATAACTTTAGTTGCCTTAAATAATCAAACACTACCTTTTGACATAAATGATTCATTTGACTTACAAGTAAAAGACTCGACTGGATCTTATGTAAGTTTATTTGGTGGCGACATTACAGATGTAACTGTTGAGGTGGGTGCTACTGGCTCAGCTGCAACAGTTGTCCAATACACACTTATTGTCATGGGTTCACTTGCTAGATTAACTAAAGAAATCTTTAATGACAACATTTCGCAAGATGAAGATGGAAACCAAATTTATGACATTCTTTCAAGCGTATTGCTTGGAACTTGGAATGATGTGCCAGCAGCTTCAACATGGGCAACTTACAATGCAACCGAAACTTGGGCAAATGCAGTAAATTTAGGACTTGGCGAAATAGATCAGCCGGGTCTTTACACAATGAGTTCTCAATCAAATGTTACTGACACGATCTACAATGTTATTTCAGATATTGCAACTTCAGCCTTTGGATATATTTATGAGGACAATACCGGAAACATAGGTTATGCAGATGCAGACCATAGACAGAATTATCTTTTAGTCAATGGTTATGTTGAACTAGATGCTCGCCATGCGCTAGGTGCTGGCTTATCTACAATTATGCGATCAGCAGATGTCCGAAATGATATTTATATAAATTATGGCAATAATTACAATTCACAGGTTGATGCCACAGATGCAGCTTCAATTGCCTTATATGGCTACAAAGCTGAAACGATTAACTCTAGGGTTCATGGTGCTACCGATGCTCAGGCTATTGCTGACCGATACATAGCACAAAGAGCTTACCCAATACCAGCATTTCA